ATACTGTTTTACAAACTTAATTTTTAAATTAGCCTCCTCATCGGAGATTTGTTTCTTTCGCTTCCATTCTTCAAGCGCTTTAATCAACGCCCGTTCTTTCTTTAACTCTGCTTCACGCCTTGCTCTTATACGGTCATTAGCTTGTTTCTGTGCTAAATCTATTGCATCATGCTGAACGCCTTCAATGCTTTTGGATAGGCCTTTACTAGCCTCCCGACTTGCATCAAGGCTACCACTAAGAGTCTTTACTCCTTCTGATATTCCATATGGATCGGGCATAACGCACTTTTTTCACCTTACCAAGTAATCCCAACAACAGGTACAGAAGTAACTGCTACAGCAACGTGTTGTTCTGGGTTCTCTAAACTAGCACCGCAATCATTACATGCTTTGATGCTAAGCTCTGACTCATCTACGTCTCTCCCACATGCTGGGCAATATATCTCTATCTTATGGGCACAAATAGCGTCAGCGCCTTCTTGTTCTACAGCTTGGTTTTCAATAATCATTAGCTACTCCATACAGATACGGGCTTAGTAGGCCATACTGGGTTAGCAACAGGATAAACAGCTAATTGGCGCAATTGACTGCGGTATGCGGCAAACGCAGCTTGATTTAACAGGTAAGGGTTTGAAACGGCAGGATCAGCCACATCTGGAATTGTTGTCCAATCTGTAGCATAGAGTAGTTGGCTAGCCTGTTGTTTACATGCTTTTATCGGTGCTTGCTGAGTATCAATAGCAATTTGGTCGTTTACTTGTTGTTCGGTAGGTTGTTGTATTTCTGGCGAAAGCCATTCAATAGTGGCGTAATCATCACCAATTAAATTCCACTCTGCTGTAGGTGTAAGTACAGCAAGCGCTTGTACTATTTGAACATTTGTTGACATTACAGGATCTCCAAAAGAGTTAAGTTAGCAAGTGCTGGGCCAAAACCATAGTTATATGTAGAGCTACTGTTAGTGTTTCTGTAATAAACGGCATAGGTTGTAGCGGAAGTTGTTGCTGGCGAATCTAACAAACTAACAGCAATTGAAGCATAAATACTTCCGTAATAACCTGTGTTAACGTTACCCATAATTCCGTTACTACCCGCTAAGTTTGTGCTATTGCGGAAAATAGTAAGCATAGAGTTTGCAGAAGCAGCGTTGTCGTCAGGCTGAGCCATTGTGCCGCTTTGCAAAACCAGAATTTTGCTTGAAGCACTTGTAGGTGTAATAGTTGCGACGTGACCTGTACTTACAAATGAACTAGAAGATGTCGAAACAGTAGTTGTATATTGAGTTGTAACTGCTTGAACTACTCGACCTGTAATACCTACATATGATGCAGCAGTGACACTACCTGTTACTGTTAAATTTCCACCCGCTGTAATATTATTAGTAACTGATACGTTATTACCAAAAGCGCCAGAACCAGAAACAGATAGATTGCCTGTAACACTATTACCTGATGGGGTAGCATTGTAAAAGTTAGTGCCGTCACAGTAAACTTGAGCAAACGTGCCTGTAGCAATAGCTACTCCAGTACCACCAGAAGTCTTAATAGTAATGGTTGAGCCGGTACCGTTGTTTATGATGTAGACTTTTTCTACGGCAGGGGCAATTAAGTTTTGCGGTGTAGTTACAGTGCCGCCAAGCACCAATACCGCATTTCTAGATTCATCTGCTGCGCCTTGAAACGTAGTCAATGTATAAGTAGCGTTTCCCATAGTAATGGTTTGAACGCCTGTAATAGCCTGTTCTACTAGGGTTCCAAAGTTATTATTGGTGGTAATACCCCATGTACCAGACTGTTCGCCCTGACCAATTAATTCGAGTCCTAGACTCGTGCTGTACGTACTTGCCATGATTTGTCCTTTATGCTGCTATTAAGTCCCATTCGGTTACTGCGTTATCAACAACTTGAGTCCAGCTACTTGCGTTAGAATCGTTTACTTGAGTCCAATTTGGATCTGGAACGTCTGGAATTTGACCCCAAACCAGCACTTGCCCGATTATACCCCGTGCTTGCACTCCTGTTAAGTAGATTACGGCACTACCTATAACGCTTGCGTTGCCTACATAACCAACTGCTTGTACCCCTGTAACCCTAATATTTTGGGTTAGCTGGACTGTTACATTGCCAAGTTGTGCGTTTCCTTGAACACCTACCAGATTTACTATTGCACTGCCTGTTACAGAAGCAGTGCCAAGCTGGGTATTTCCTTGAACACCTGTAACAAATACATCAGCATTAGCAGCTACGGCAACTGTGCCAACTTGACCAATACCAACAACGCCTGTTACGGGAGCATTTCCAGCGGCAGTTACGGTTGCAGTTCCAAGCTGAGTAACACCTGTTACCCCTGTTAAATTGACTACTGCACTAGCCGTTGTAGTTACAGATCCAAGTTGTCCTATTGCCTGTACACCTGTTACAGAAACATCGACTGGCAGAGCTACGGTTACAGTACCTGTTTGACCTACACCTTGTACGCCAGTAACAGATATATTAGCGCCAGCGACGACAGAAACAGTACCTGTTTGACCTACACCTTGAACGCCAGTAACATCGACTGGAATAATTGCAACAGCATTAGCAGTACCTAACTGCCCTACTGCCTGTACCCCAGTAACCGATACTGAGACACTAACGGACGAGATTCCACCTTGGTCCGCATAGGGTGTGTCAGCGTATGGTGAAAAGCCAAAGAACATTATTTGTCCTTAAGCTGTGTACGTACCGCTAGTTGTAAATGTGTGAATGGTGTACCCGCCAGAAGTAGTCACAACCCCACCTGTTCCTCTTTGAGAACCTGTATATCTAATTATTACAACTCCAGAGCCACCAGCCGCAGAAGTAGTGCCACCACCGCCACCGCCACCAGTATTTGCTGTTCCAGCAGTTCCAGCAGCAATAGAACCACCAGCTCCGCCGCCACCGTTCCCACCAGCAGCGCCAGTGCCAGTATTTGTTCCGCCGCCACCGCCTCCACCATAATAAACAGCAGAGCCAGAATAGCTATTTGAAATTCCTATTCCTCCAGCACCGCCAGCATTGGTTGATGTTGAAGAACCAGCCGCACCTGCGCCGCCACCACCACCGCCTGATGTATATGCGCTTACTCCATCACCACCTAATCCACCGTTACTGCCTTGACCGGCAGTTCCAGATCCAACAACTCCACCATTCCCAGCGGAGTAATCAGTTCCTGCTCCTGAACCGCCTGAACCAGCGGTTGTAGTCGTTGATCCACCACCGCCACCAATTGCCGTGTAAAGTAATGCAGATGAATTGGATCCTTGCGCTCTAACTCCACCACCAGCGCCAACTGTAATGGTATAGCCTGTACCTGAATTTATAGTAAGAGAAGGTTGGACCAATACACCACCAGCACCGCCTCCTCCATAAGATGATCCTCCGCCACCAGCAACAATTAACGCATCAACACTATACGATTGAGTTGTAATTGATACCCAAGCCAAACCACTATAAATTTCAGTTACGTTGTTGCTTGTGTTGTAACGAATTGTGCCTGCTGCAGCATTGGCAGGTCTCTGAGCATAAGTGCCTGTTGGGACTACAAATCCGCCTGTAGTTGATTGGGCGTTAATTAACCCGCCAGTTGCGCTAATTACTACGTTGTTTGCCGTATTTACAGTTAAAAGAGTTGCGCCATTGGCTTGGAGTGAAAGGTTTCCTGTGTTATCCGCAGTTGTTGTAACACCTGTTATTCCTGAGACTGCGCCATTATCGGCATTAATTGAAGACATTATTTTTCCTTAAGCCGTATATGTGCCAGATGATGTAAAGGTGTGGATTGTGTAACCACCAGCGGTTGTTACTGTACCGCCCGTGCCTCGTTGGGATCCAAGATAAGAAATAATAACAATTCCTGAACCACCAGATGCACCGCCTGGATAGGATGATACATAACCAGACCCACCTCCACCGCCTCCAGAATTGGCGCTCCCAGCCGTTCCAACTGTTGTAACTGAACCTGCGCCACCCCCACCAGTTCCACCAGTTCCAGCAGTTGACGCACCACTATATGCACCGCCACCGCCACCGCCAGCATAAGTTACTGAAGTACCGCTTATAGAAGAAGCAGTTCCATTACCACCATTACCAGAAACACTTCCAGAGGCATTTCCACCAACTGCCGAAGCACCGCCCCCACCGCCAGTAGCATATGTAGAGGAGCTAGTTAAACAACCATTGCCTCCCGAATTTCCTTGTCCAGAAGTGCCACTACCTCCAACCCATTGCCTTGCACTATTTGAATCTGCCGCACCGCCACCGCCTCCTGAACCACCATTGCCACCATCTCCACCGCCATTTGGATTTGAGGAACCAGTATAAGAAGAACTTCTACCACCACCTATTGAAGTAATTGAAACTCCGCTAATACTACTGTTTGTACCATTATTACCACCAACTCCAGCACTTCCTGCCGCACCACCAGCGCCTCCAGCACCAATAGTCATAGTGTATGCAACACCAGGTGTTAACGCTGTTGTTCCTTCTAAATATCCACCAGCTCCACCACCAGAAGCTAATCCAGAGCCAGATCCTCCTCCACCAGCAACTACTAAATAAGATACTGAATAATCACCAATAGGGGATACGTTAAATCCATTAAACGCAATCCAACCTTGAGCAGCGTCTATGTACACAAGAGCTACAGATTCTCCGTTTGTATTTAGGGTAACGTTAGCTGCTGCACCAGCAATATTTGCGCCGTTGCGGTTTACAGTTACTGCGTTTGATCCCCATGTACGGGCGTAGTCTGTTAATTGAACGGTGTTACCAGCACCAGGGGATGCAGGTAGTGTAATTAGTTTTGGGCCATTTACAGTGCTAATAGCATAAGCGTTACTTGCAGAAACTGTAGTATTAGCAGTAACAACGGCTTGCCAAGTTAAACCACCCCCACCTCCACCAGCCGTAGCTTGTGTAGTGTTGTCTGGAAATGTAATACCAGCAGTGCCGTTAACTATTACAGTCATTTTTAATCCTTAAGCTATTGGAGGTACTTCTACCCAAGCTAATGTAGGTTCATCCCAACGAAAAAATTTACCTTCTTCAACGGGCATTGGTGTTGGTGCAGTCCATGTCCATGTAGGGGCTGAAATAGTCCAGCTTGCGTATGGTTGAGGTGCATAAAACACATCGTTAGTATGGTCGTATGTATAACCAATACCAGCGTAGTTACCACGTAATGGTCGACCTTCTGGATGCTGACCGCCAATAGTGTTATATGAAGTCTGTAGCCAAGTACCAGGACTTGTATCCACGAACGTGTTAAAAAACTCTTGTTCAGCAACAATCACCTGAGTGACTTTGCCGTCTACTACTTTTGCAAAATGGCCCATGTGTTTCTCCTTTAGTTAAGCCGTGTATGTACCACTAGTTGTAAATGTATGGATGGTGTTACCACCTGATGATGTAACAGTTCCGCCAGTACCTCTTTGTGAACCAGCATAGGAAATAATAACAACTCCTGAACCACCAGCGCCTGAAGATACTGTCGTTCCAGCATTTCCAGCGCCTGATGCACCTCCACCTCCGCCAGTATTAACAGTTCCTGCTGTTCCATTTCCAAGGTTTGCACCGCCACCACCGCCACCGCCTGAACCTCCAGCACCAGCAGTTGCAACAGCAGAAGCACCAGCGCCACCACCTCCAGCATAAGTTACAGCAGAACCTGAAAGAGAATTTGAAGTTCCTGCGCCACCTGCACCACCAGTAGTTCCTGAACCACTTACACCTACAGCATTAGCGCCACCACCGCCACCGCCACCATTAGTAGCCGAACCTGAACCACCATTATTCCCTTGTCCTAATGTTCCTGTTCCAGCAGAAAAAGGTACTGCTTGACCTCCTGCACCGCCTCCAGAACCGCCAGAACCAGCATTTGCACCAGCGCCTCCAGCACCGCCACCAGTTGCTGTAGCTATTGTGCTAAAAGATGAATCTAAACCATTATTTCCAGTTGCATTTGTGCCGCCATTTCCAGTAACAGCCGCACCTCCAGCGCCAACAGTAATTGTGTAAGCTGTTCCACCAGTTAATGTAACTGTTGAAGTTATGAAACCGCCAGCGCCACCACCTCCAGCAGTACCGTTGGAAAAGTTTGATGCTTGACCACCAGAAGCGCCACCAGCAACAACAAGATAATTCACAGAATAAGTTTGACTTGTAATAGTTACCCAATTTATTCCTGAATAAATTTCAGTTGAATTTGTTGATGTATTAAATCGAACCGTTCCTGCTACTGGTGTTGCTGGTCTTTGTGCTGTTGTACCAGTAGGAACTATAAATCCGCCTGTAGAAGAATTAGCAAAAATCATTCCACCAGTAGTGTTAATAACCACGTTACCAGTAGTATCGCCAGTAACAGTTATTGCTGTTGTAATTGTATTTCCAGCAGATATAGTACTCATATAACCACCCAAGTAGCGTTAGCACCAACTGTTACAGATACACCGTTAGCCGTTGTTATTGGTCCTACTGAGAAGCCGTTTGTGCCAGTAACAATGCTGTAGTTCCCAGTAACTGTTGTTTGATTAACAATGATGGCTTGATTTCCACCACCAATAGCGGTTACTTCGGCTGGCTGCGTAACAAATACGTCTTTAGTACCAGCGGGAAAGCTAACCAATGCGCTTGAGTTATTGGAAGAAAGGACTGTATCTCTAGTTAGCGATGTATTGGCAGAATAGTACGTACCAATACCTACTTCCCACGCACCCGATGTCGCATCAGTAATAGTGTAGTAAGTCGAATTAGCATTGCCAATAACGTCAAAACCTTGATAGCCTAATGCGGCAGTACCAAGGACGATTGTCCCCGTACCAGTCGTTGTGGTATTTGACTTTACCCGATCTTTTAAAACAAGAGCCATTTAAAGCTCCTGTTAAGCAATACGAATAATAGCGTTGCTTGCGTCTGCAGTTGGGAAAATTACGCTAAATGTACCGTTAGTAGCAGTCTTATCTGAACCAAAAGCCAACGCTGCAACAGCAGTATTAGCAGTAGAGTTGTAGATCAAAGCGCCATTAGCGGTAATATTTGCATTAGTCCAAGAGCTGTTAGCAAATGATAAGAACGCTACGTTACCAGTAGAAGTTGGGCTTGTGCTAACTGTTAGTGTATTACCACCAGCAGTGTAATTAGAGCCAGAGCTAGATACTTCGCCAACAGTTGTGTAAGCAGTTGTTGCATTGCTTAATACGGCTGAGCTTGTATATAGAGCTAGTTTGTACGTGCTAGTAGAACCAGACACTAAATTTTGCTGACCGCTAAGGATTTGCACCTTAAACGAATCGCACATTGCTTGAGTAATTGCCATTTGTTGCTCCTAAATTTAAGGGTTGACCTTGATTTTTGCTTGTCCGTCTCTGTAAGCGTCTCCACGCTCCAGACCAGTTCCCAAACGATTTAACTGCGCCAGTGCTTCATTGTACTTGCTGTTATACAAAGTAACCATATCTGCTTCACCTTTCATGTAGGTGTACGCCTCGACAAGGGAACCATACAAAAGCACAGGAGAATAGTTATCGCCAAGCCATGAAGTACCAGCAGTAACAATAGATGCTGGGTAGTAAAAGTAATGTAGCTCTGCGCTGTAGTTAGCGTCAGGGGCTGGACCAAGGATAAAAGTCAGTTCGTTAGGGTCGTTTAGTCTAGACCCAAA